CAACCTTGACGCCCAACGAAACCTAATGCACCTAGCCAGTTTGGTAGTAGGTAAAAACGTTGCCGTAACCGCTGGCCGCCCTACTATTGCTGTTATCGGTGGGGCCGAAATGCCCGCCTACGATTTAACTATAGAAATGCAAGCCCAAACCAGTTAGGAAACCCAATGCCTTACACGATCATTAGTCCACGCTTAGGCAAACCCGGCACAGAATACGACGCCGAAGGCGCAACAGCCAACGGCATAAACGTAGCGGCCCTAGTCGAGGGCGGCCTGTTAAAGCAATCCACAAATGAAACCCCAAAACCTGCTAAAACTAATAGCAAGAACACACCAAAGGACTAACTACTATGGCAACCTCAACTTATCTCAGCAATCCGAACGTGACCGTGAACGCAGTTTCTTTGCAGGATCAGTGCCAAGGTTTGGTTTTTACGCGCACTATTGAGGCGCTGGAAAGTACCGCGTTTGGCACCACGTCACGCAGTTACACTGCAGGCCTCGAAAACTCTACGCTGCAACTTGATTTGTACGCGTCGTTTGCTACCAGCGAAACTTACGCAACGCTTAAAGCATTGGTAGGCACCTCGGTAACCGTTTCGTGGTCACCGTCAGCAACCAGCCCGGGCACCGCAACCAACCCAACCATGACCCTTACAGGCGCATACTTGGAAGCGATCCCGTACACGTTGGCATTGGGCGCACTTGGCACCGTAAGCGTTACCTTTACTGGCGGCGTTTACTCAGTACTCGAAGTTTAATTAAAGCCGGCAACGGCCCGACACAAAGGCAGGCACAATGCAATTAACACTTAAAGCAACGTTTAACGACGGCACTACAAACACAGTTACCACCAATTTAAGTACAGTGGTTGCGTGGGAACGCAAGTACAGGCGTAAGGCGTCAGAAATGGCCCAAGGCGTAGGCGTTGAGGATTTGGCGTACCTTTGCTACGAAGCAACACGCGCTACAGGTACCACCGTACCGGGCAACCTTGACCAGTTCATTAGTTCGCTGGCGTCTATTGAGGTAGTCGAGGCCGCTGACCCAAAAGCCTAAACGGCACGGTGCGCCGCGCACTTGCCGAAATCTTAGTAGCAACAGGTTTTTGGCCTAGTGAACTATCATTCGAGTTAGACGATATGAACGCCACCATAGAAATACTGAACAAGCAACGCGGCGGTAAGTAATGGTTGCGCGCGCGGCTATCCCCGAAATCTACGGTATTAAAGAGGCGCTAAAAGAGTTAAACGATTTTGATAATAAGTACAGGCGCGAAGTAACTAAACAGATCGGCGGCGCTGGCCAGCAGATCGTTAGCGAAGCGCGTAGCATGGTTGCCCATTTTGATAACAGCAAACAAAACGGGGCGCCATTGTCGGGCATGGTTCGCGGCAATTTAATTAAAGGCCGTAATACCAGTTGGCGTACTGACGCAGTACAAAAAGGTTTTAAGGTAAAAGTAGGCGTACGGGCCAGCAAGGAACGCTACGTAAACTTTAACCGTAGTGATGATCTAGGCAACCGTTATACCAGCCAAGTGGTTTACGGTTCTAAGCCCTACCAACTTATGGTTATCCAACAGGCTGACGCGGCAGGCGCAATTTATGACCATGCCGGGGCACAAACGCAAGGCACGTTTGTAACAAACCTTGACGTGGAAGTAGGCGGCCAGCCACGCGCCGTAGATATTGCGGTAGAAAATAACCGCGAGGCAGTCACCGAAAAGGTTATGCAAATCGTAGATACTGTTATGGAAAAGACAAACCGAAAACTGGTAACACGCCATGGCAATTAACATTCCCATCATTTCTAGCCTCGAAGGCAAAGGGTTTCAGCAAGCAATCACCCAACTAAAAGCCCTAGAAACCACGTCACAAAAAGCGGGCTATATAGCAGGTAAAGCGTTTCTGCCAGCAGTTGCCGCTATGGGCGCGCTTACTGTTGCTGCCGGGTACAGCATTAAAGCCGCCGTAGAGGACAGCGCCGCGCAAGCGATATTAGCCAAAACCCTACAAAACGTTACTAGCGCAACCGACAGCCAAATAGCCGCAATCGAGGAACAAATATCGGTAATGTCGCTGGCTACTGGCGTTGCTGATGATGAACTACGCCCCGCGTTTGCGTCACTGGTTCGCGTAACCCAAGACGTAACGGCAGCAACCGACGGCCTAAAACTGGCTATGGATATTTCAGCCGGCACGGGCAAGGATTTAGGTTCGGTCAGTGACGCGCTAGCAAAAGCGTACGGCGGCAACTATAAAGCGTTGGGCCTGCTGTCGCCTGAACTAAAGAAAATGATAAAAGACGGTGCCAGCCTTGATGAAGTTATGGCTGCTATGGCTAAAACGTTTGGTGGTCAAGCCGCTGTTGCAGCAGGTACCGCGCAAGGGCAATTTAAGCGCCTTAACGTAGCGTTAGACGAAGCCAAGGAAAGTATCGGTATGGCGTTATTGCCTGCTGTTATGGCCGTGCTGCCGTACCTGATCGAGTTTGGTAATTGGGCTGCAGATCACACCGGCACACTGTTAGCAGTTGCTACCACTATTGCCGCAATATCTACCGCGCTAATAGGATTTAAGGCCGCGCAAGTTATCGCTAACGCGGTAACAATAGTAACTACCGCGCTGAACTGGTCACTGGCTGCTAGCGCTGCCGCTGCCAACACGGCCTTAACGTTGGGCGTAGGTGCTGCCGCTATTGCTGCCGGGCTAGTAGTTGCTGCTGGCGCGTTTATGGTTTACAAAAACGCCACAAAATCAGCCGTGGAAGGTAATCGCACGTTTGGCGGGTCACTAACCCCACTGCCCCCAGCCATTGAGGAAGTAGACACTGCTATAGGCGGGGTATCCGATAAGGCTAAGAAAATGGCCGAACGCGTTAAAGAGGCCAGCGACGCACTTAAAACGTATTTAGCAGACGCACTAGCCAACGCCCAAACGCAATTAGCCGAAGCGCAAGAGGCGTTTAGCGATTTTGCTACGAACGTTAGCGACGGCATTAAAGACGCGTTTAGTTTCCAAGACGCTAAAGACGCAGGCGACGAAACAGGCGCCGGGTTTCTACAGGGCCTACGAGATCAGGTAAAAGGTATTGTCAAGTACGGCCAAGACGTTAAAACACTGTTAGGCATGGGGCTATCCCAAGACGCATTAAAGGCCGTACTCGAAGCGGGCGGCGAAAGTGGCGCGGCTATTGCAGCCGAACTTATTAAGGGCGGCGCTACAGCAATCCAAGAAACTAACGCCCTAGTGATGGCAGCCGAACAGGCCGCGTTTACTATCGGTCAGTCAGCCGCTAGCCAATGGTACGGTGCTGGCGTTTCTAACGCCCAATCTTATTTGCAGGGCGTCGAAACGGCGTTTGCTGCAGCCCAAGCCAAGTTGGGGCAAAAGGGTATTAAGTTGCCTGACATTAAAGGCATAGGCGCAGGGTTCGCAGAAGCAATTAGCCCGCAACCAGTAAGCCGAGTAATACCAAAACGCCCGGGCCAAGGCTACGAGGATTTCGCCAGCCTTACCGTGAACGTTACGGGCGGCCTTGCTACTAGCGCGGAAGTAGGGCAGGCGGTAGTAAACAGTATCCGCGCCTATAACCGATCTGCAGGCCCCGCAAATATACAGGTGGGCTAATGGCCACGTCAGTTATAGCAAGCGGTAACTATGAATTATTTATAGACACTGGTTTTATGCTAAACGCGTTTACGCTTGATGACGCAACACGCGGCGTATTAAATAACACTGAGTTTGTTTTAGACGGCTTAACCGAGTTTGCACCAATGCTGGAATACGCTAAAAACGTTTCGGTAAACCGTGGCCGCCGTGAGATAGGTGACCAATTTAGCGCTGGCACAATGTCGTTTACCCTTGACGACACACTGGCAGGCGGCATACTAAACCCGCTGTACACGTCTAGCCCGTTCGTAGACCCTGCTGGTCAATTCACGTTGGCGCCTTTGCGTCGAGTATCGCTAGGCCGCTATGACAGCACCAACACGTTTATAGCGCTTTTTGTAGGGCAAATAGTGAACTATGATTATTCGTACGAGTTGGGCGGAAACAACACGGTAACCGTTTATTGTGCTGATGACTTTTACCTATTAGCGCAAACCAGCCTTGCAGAGTTTAACGTTTCTGAGGAACTGTCTAGCGCCCGCCTAACCGCTGTACTTGATCTACCTGAGGTCAATTACCCGGCACTTAGCCGCAACATAAACACTGGCACCCAAACATTGGGCGGCGCCTCGGCCTACACCGTGCCCGAAGGTACCAACGTAAAGGCCTACCTAAACCAAATCCAACAGGCCGAACAGGGCCGCGTTTTTATGTCACGAACGGGGGTACTGAACTTTGACCCGAGGATAGGTAATACCCTTAGCGGCAGCGTTGCAGACTTCCACGACGACGGCACAAACATTCCCTATAACAATTTGGGCATAACCTATAACGCCGATCAAATCGTGAACCGGGCCAGTATCCAACACTTGGGCGCAACCGTGCCTGAGGTTGCTGACGATCTAGCCAGCCAAACTAAGTACCTCATACAAACGGTAAGCATTACGGACAGCCTGCTACACAATGACGCAGCCGCCGCAACCCTCGCCAGTTACCTTTTAGTGGGCGAACCTGAGGCCACGTTTACAGCAGTCCAAACCGATTACCTAATGCTGACCACGGCCCAACGCGAAACCCTAGCCCTAGTAGATATTGGCGACACCATCACCATTACAAACACTATTGCCGCTGGCGAAGTAGCCCAAGAGTTAAGCGTCGAGGGCGTCGAACACCGCCTAGATTTTGTTAGCGGTCACCGGGTCACGTTCTATACGGCGCCTACCGTAATCGTTTTTGAGTTTGTACTGAATGACCCGATTTACGGAAAACTAGACATACAAGACCCGCAACCCGTTTTAGGATAAAGTAACCAATATGCCATTGACAACGTACACCTCGGGCGAAGTGCTAACAGCGGCCTCACTTAATGCCAACTTTTCTTTTGCGGCTGGCGGCGCCCCCATGGCTATCTTTAACGAAACACAAGCAAGCGGTACGCAAGCCGGAACTTTTACCAGCGGTAGTTATGTTAAACGGGTGTTAAACACAACAGTTATAAACGACATAACGGGCTGTTCTATTGCGTCTAGCGTAATAACTTTGCCTGCAGGAACCTATTTTGTTTCGGCTATTGCGCCAGCGTTACAAGTGTCCAGCCATAAAATAAGGTTACAAAACACAACCGATAGCACGACTATTGCTATCTCCACTAACGCTAACACTCAAAACGCCGTAATCGTACAAACAAACGCAGTACTGAACACCTATTTTACTTTGGCTGCATCAAAAAACATAGAGTTACAACATCGTTGCGCAGTCACCCAAGCAACTTACGGCTTAGGAACCGCCGCTACTTTTGGCGATAACGAAGTTTACTCAAGTATTACAATTACAAAGGTTGCATAATGGCTACACCAACCACCGCCGAAATAAACGCACAAATAGGCAACGCCACACGCGAACTAGCACCCGGCACAACATGGAAATACAACGCACCCGGCGACGGCTACTACTGCCTCGAATGGTTAGATGACCCAGCACTACAACCAACAGAGGCCGCAACAATGGCAAAAGCAACCGAACTAGCAGCAAACCCACCAGCACCGCCAGCGGCGTAATGAAATGGCAGTATCTACTCGGCTGCACAATTCTTGTAGCAGTAGTCGCTTGGGGCTGTAGTGGTTGCACCGTTTCTAAAACCAACACAACTTACCAATGCTTTACAAAGGCGGCGTGCGACAATGAAAACCCCTGAACAGCAACACGCGGCACTAATAGTTTTCGTGGGCCGTTTGCTAGCGATATGTTTTACTTTTACCGTATTTGCATTTATATACGGCGTGCTTTTTGTAGACCAGCCTGAAAAACAGGCCCCGACTGACGCCCAGTTAATAGACCTGCTGTCCACGTTGCTAGTGTTTCTTACTGGCACACTGTCGGGCCTTGTGGCGTCTAACGGACTTAAAAGCAAAACCCCGCCAACTAGATAATGGCTATACCACCAATTAAAAAATTGGTACTGCCTGCCTCGCTGCAGCACGTTAAGCCGGGCGAACTACCCGCCAGCCTGCTAGTCGAGGTTAAACCGTTTGGCAAACTACACCCGCTGGCCGCTAACGCCTATAACGCTGTTAGGGCTGCCGCGTTCGCTGCAGGTATAAAACAATTTAAGCCGATTAGCGCAGGCGACACCTACCGCAGTGTCAGTTTGCAGCGCCAAGGTTTCTTAGCGCGCTACACACTTGACGTTATACCCGGACAAAAGCCACGCGTATACGAAGGCAAAAACTATTACCTGAAACCCGGCAACGCACCAATGGCAGTACCCGGTACAAGCCGCCATAACTTAGGTTTGGCCTGTGACTATGCAAACATGAGTGGCGCCACGTTCGAGTTTATGTGCGAACACGGCCCACGTTTCGGCTGGTCATTGGAAGTAATGCCCGCTGAACCTTGGCACTGGTTTTACTGGCCCGGCGACAAAGTGCCAGCAGCCGTAACCCAATACCTACAAGGTTTGCAGCCAGTATCCCCCACCGCGTAACACGTGCCTACTACGGTTTTATGACCGACGAAAAGAGAACTACCACGCATGAACGAACTACAAACGTTTACCTATGAATGTTTTATAGGCCGTATGGATAACGGCCAGCAAGTGTTAGTACAGATTTTTAGAAACCCTGCCAGCCTCGAAGTGTTGGCTAGTCAGATCGCGTTTCGTACCGCTGCCGGCGACAGTTGGCAAACGCCTTACCAGTTGGAGAAAATGCCATGACCCCATTTGTAGCAAAGTTGGCGCTAGGCGCTGTTTGCACTATTGCCGCGTCGCTGTTGGCTTGGGTTATGCCCGGGCTACCTGACAGCGGCCCAAGCCGCCCCGTAGCCGTCGAGTACGTTTACGAGGCAACCCCACTACTGCCCACCACAACGACGGTAAGCCCGTTTAACGAAGGTAACTGCCTACAGGTAGTAGCACTGGCCTTAGTGTTGGGCTGGCCTGCTAGCGAGGCTGACACCATAGCCAAGGTTGCGGCCCGTGAAAGCCGCTGCACTAGCGACGCATATAACGCGCTAGACACTGCAGGCGGTAGTTACGGCATATACCAAATAAACGGGTTTTGGTGCAACCCGTCTGCTTACTGGCCGCAAGGCTGGCTACAGGCCCAAGGCATATTAGATAATTGCCAGCAACTATTTTCGCCTGAAATAAACACAAAGGCAGCCCTAGCCATATGGTTAAATAGTGGTTGGGCGCCATGGAAAACAGCCCAATAACCCGATAACAAAGGATAACCCGACAATGCTAGAACCAATAGAACCCGACAGCGGCATAACCGAACACACCCGAAAAATGTTTGCACTCATTGACGATCTAGTTAGGCCTAACCACGTTGCTAAACCAGTAAATACCCACGTTTACCATTTGATAGGCG